GGAAACATATGTATCGTCCTGATCATATTCGCACTGATGCTTTCGATGGTTCTAGAGAAATTGCAATGGCTTTTCAGGCTGAAATTGATCCAAAATCCAAGCGTTATTTGTCTGAAGATTATTGGTTCTGCCAAAAAGCTCAAGAAATTAATCTCAAAACTTGGTTTTGTCCATGGATGAAGATGCAGCATGTTGGAACTTACATTTTCGGTGGATCACTTGCTGATCTTGCCTCCATTGGTGCAAGTGCGACAGCTGACCCAAGCAAGCTCAAGAAAAAGAAAGCTTGATATATTCTACAAATTATAGTATAATTTTGTTATGTAATTTAAATATGGAGACTACATTATGAAGATTTCTACAAACACGGTAAACATTCTTAAAAACTTCGCTAAAATTAATCCTTCAATTTTTATTCAAGAAGGTAATACATTGAAGACAATGTCGCCTTCAAAAACAATAATGGCAAAGGCAACTGTAGATACAGAATTTCCAAAAAGATTTGCCATTTATAATTTAGATCGTTTCATTTCAACTACCAGTTTGTTTAATGATCCAAATTTTGATTTTGGCGAAAATGGAGTAACTATTAAAGAAAACGACAAGAAAACAGATTATATGTATGCTCATGAAAACACAATAACAAAAACACCTGATCGTGAAATTAATCTACCTTCTGTTGATGTTAGTATTACACTAATTAATGAACATCTTCAAGAAGTTGCAAAAGCTGGTGGTGTTCTTGGACTTCCAGAAATTCTTATTGTTGGTGACGGATCAAATATTTTTCTTCAGGCTGCTGATAGTAAAACAAATGGGGACGTTTATTCAATAAAGATTGGTGAAACTAATAAAACCTTTAAGGTTGTTTTTAAAACTGAAAATATTAAAATAATTCCTGGAAATTATGATATTACTGTCAGTGCAAAGGGCATATCTAACTTTAAAGGCAAGGAAGTTGAATACTGGATTGCGATTGAAGGCAATTCAAATTTCTAATTATGTGGGGAGCCATGGCTCCCCATATTTTTTAAACATTATATATTATGGAAAGTTTTGACATGTTAGATCAATTTTTATGGTGCGAAAAATACAGACCAAAAACTATTGAAGAAGTTATTCTTCCTGTTGAGTTGAAAACAATATTTCAACAATTTATTAATCAAAAAAATATTCCTAATTTAATTTTATCTGGCACTGCTGGTGTTGGTAAAACTACAGTAGCACGTGCTATGTTAGATCAAATAGAGGCAGATTATATTATTATTAATGGGAGTATGAATGGCAACATCGACACACTTAGGAACGAGATTCTTAACTTTGCTTCCTCGGTATCTTTTACGGGGGGAAGAAAGTACGTCATCCTTGACGAGGCAGACTACCTTAATGCAAACTCTACACAGCCAGCTCTACGCAATTTCATGGAGGAATTCTCAAGGAACTGCGGCTTCATACTCACCTGTAATTTTAAAAACAGAATCATTGAGCCCCTACACTCGAGATGTTCGGTAATAGATTTTAAGATCAGTAAAAAAGATATGGCAAAACTTGCAATGCAATTTTTAAAACGTATTGAAGGTGTTTTAACTTATGAAAATATTGAATTTGATAAATCTGTTGTCGCTCAAATTATCGAAAAATATTTTCCTGATTGGCGACGAGTTTTAAATGAACTTCAAAGATATTCTTCAACTGGTAAAATAGACAGTGGTATCCTTGCTAATATACAGCAAACTAGCATTCGTGATCTTATCAATATGATGAAAGATAAAAATTATACTGAAGCTCGTAAATGGGTTAAAAATAACATTGACACTGACGTTAATTCTCTCTACAACGAATTTTATGAAACCGCATCTCAATTTTTTAGTACAAAAGATATTCCTTTACTTGTAACTTTGATTGCAAAATACCAATATCAAAATGCATTTGCTGCAAATTCAGAAATTAACTTTGCTGCTTTTCTAGCAGAGGTAATGCTGGATGCGGAGTTTGCATGAAATTTTTAGATGTAACTCTACAAGAAAGAGAAGAACCAAAAATTGAACAAGAAACACAATCATCAAAATATGATTGGAGGTTTGAGAATAGTATTAATTTTGGAACAAAATTTCTAGAAATAGAAAAAGATAATTTTAAATATAATAAATGGAGAACTAATAATTCTTTATCTAACTTTATTGATACTTTATTTTATTCTAATGAAATGAATTTAAATTATCATGTTACAGATCAAATGCATTATGACTATCTTTTTTATGCTATTAGAAAAACTAAAAGATTTAATAAAAAGAAAACAGAATCTGATCTTAAATTAGAGAAACTTCAAGAACAAGAGAGAGAGAAAATATCTTTAATTCAAGAATATTATAAATATAACATAGTCAAATCTAAAGTTGTTTTGAAAATATTAAACGAATCTCAACTTGAAACAATAAGAAAAAGACTAGAGCGTGGCGGTGATAAGAAAATATGATAGCATCATAAAAACAAAAAAATAAAAAGGTGGAGCTAAATGAATGAATTACTGGAGACACTTATTGAAGTAAAAATAGGCGAAGAAGAAGATTTTTTAAAGATTAAAGAAACTCTGACACGTATTGGTGTGGCTTCTAGAAAAGAAAAAAAACTCTATCAATCTTGTCATATATTTCATAAACAAGGTAAATATTATATAGTGCACTTTAAAGAAATGTTTGCTATTGACGGTAAACCCTCTAATTTTTCTGATGAAGACAAAGGTCGTAGGAATAAAGTTGCTGAACTTCTCCAAGACTGGGATTTATTAAAAGTAGTCGAAAAAGATAAAATTAAAGAACCTTCGGTTTCTATGAGTCAAATTAAAATAATCAGTCACAAAGAAAAAAATGACTGGATCCTTGAAGCAAAATATAATATGGGAAGAAAAAAAGTTAATGTTTAAAACCTGTAAAGAAATTGCTGAAGACATTCAAGAATTAAAAAAAAATCTACAAAAATACAATTTTTGTGACATCAGTATAAAAAATAAAAATAGTGAGAAATTAAATAATGAAATTTCCGTGGAAAATAAAGAAAAAAATAGAAACACCAGCAGAACAAAAACTTGAACAAATTAAAAATTTGTTGTATCCTCAATTAGTTACAGAGGAAGAACTTGGTAATGATGGAGCTATATTCAAGTTTCACATTGACCATTCTGTTGACAGCAATTTAGATGCAGCTCTTATTGATCTACAAGAAGGTCATAACGACGAAATTGTTCAAGCAACAATTAATGAGGTCGTTAAAAAATTAATAGAAGTCCGTAGGTTGCTAGAAGCATACGCCAAGATGGACCCAGAAGCAAAATATATTATTGTAGAAAATCCAAAAAACGATTCAATTGAAGATATCGTTTGACTCTTTAACAAAGTTAAGCTATACTAATATGATATATTTTTGGAGTTATTATGGATTTTTATACAAATATTTATCAACGTGGCGATAAAATTTATGTTCGTGGTTACAAAAATGGTAACCGAGAAAAATACATAGAACAATATCATCCTTATATGTTTATTCCAAAACAGAGCGGCAAGTATTACACACTTGACGGTAAACCTGTTGAAAAAATGATGTTTGATAGTATAAGCGATGCTAAAGACTTTATTTCTAGTTATGCAGATGTTTCAAATGTGGAAATCTATGGATTAAATACATTTGCTTATGTTTATATCTTTGACAATTTCAAAGGTGAAATTAATTACGATCCAAAAACAATTCGTATTGGCAATATCGACATTGAGTGCGCCGCTGACGAAGGTTTCCCCGACATTCAAAAAGCAAACAAAGAAATTACTGCCATTACGCTTCGGTTTGATGGTATTAATTACGTATTTGGATGCGGTGAATTTAAAACAAATAACAGTAATACAAAATATCTAAAATGTAAGAATGAACATGATTTACTTGGTAAATTTGTGAAAGCTTGGCAAAATTTAGATATGGATATTATCACTGGCTGGAACATTGAATTTTTTGATATGCCATATCTAATTAATAGAATTAAAAATCTTCTTGGTATAATGGAAGCAAAGAAATTATCTCCTTGGGGTATTCTTAATGAACGTATGGTTGAATTTAAAGGCAAAGAAAACCAAAGCTATGACCCTGTAGGTATTTCAGTTCTAGATTATTATCAACTTTATCGTAAATTTACTTTCGGTAACCAAGAATCATACAAACTTGATTATATCGCTCAAATTGAACTTGGTGAAAAGAAAATTGATTATTCAGAATATGGTAATTTGTTAGAACTTTACAAAAATAATTATCAAAAATTTATTGAATATAATATCCAAGACGTCGAGCTTGTCGAAAAGCTAGATGATAAAATGAAATTTATTGAGCTTGTTATGGCTTTCGCATATGATGCGAAAGTTAACTATGGTGATACAATGACAACTGTTCGCCCTTGGGATGTTATTATCCATAACTATCTTCTTGAACGTAATATTGTTATTCCGCAATTTAAAAAACAATACGACAATGAGGCATTAGTTGGGGGTCATGTTAAAGAACCAAAAATAGGATTAAGTCATTGGGTTGTTTCCTTTGATTTGAACAGTCTTTATCCACATTTGATTATGCAATATAATATTAGTCCAGAAACATTTGCAGGAAAGGTAGCATTTCCATCTATAGACTTTATGTTAGATGGTACGTGGGAATATCGCGATGGAATGGTAGCCTATGCTGCAAATGGTTGCACATATAAGAAAAATAAACAGGGATTTCTGCCCGCCCTTATGGAGAAAATGTATAACGATCGCACTATTTACAAGAAAAAAATGATTGAGGCTAAAAAAAGTTATGAGAAAACTAAAAATCTTGAAGATGAAAAATTAATAGCTCGTTATCATAATATGCAATTAGCCAAAAAAATTCAGTTAAATTCAGCTTATGGTGCTTTGGGTAATCAGTATTTCCGTTGGTTTAATCATAACCATGCTGAAGCAATTACAATGTCTGGTCAACTTTCTATTCGTTGGATCGAAAAGAAAATGAACAAGTTTATGAATAAGATGCTTAAAACTAATAACGTTGATTATATTGTTGCTTCTGATACAGACTCGATTTATGTTGAAATGAATGAAGTTGTTAACGCTGTATTTGGTGGTAGAGATGGTGGCCCAGATAATCTTATAGTTGTTGATGCGCTAGACAAATTCATTGAAGCAAAGATTCAACCTTACATAGATAAATGCTATGAAGAGTTGGCTGATATGATGAACGCCTATGAACAAAAAATGAAAATGAAACGAGAAACAATTGCTGATAAAGGCATTTGGCGTGGCAAGAAAATGTATATTCTTAATTGTTGGAACGTTGAAGGTGTGCAATACGATAAACCGAAGTTGAAGATGTCTGGCATTGAAGCGGTTCGTTCGTCAACCCCTCATGCTTGCCGTGAGAACATCAAGAAAGCATTTAATATTGTTATGAATGGTGATCAAAATGAACTAATTCAATTTATTGATGAGTTCCGAATTAATTTTGCAACTATGCCCTTTGAAGAAGTAGCTTTTCCTCGAGGGATAAAAGGCATTTCTAAATACCATGATTCATCTTCAATATATAAAAAGGCAACACCAATCCAAGTTAAAGGTGCATTACTTTTTAATTATTGGATTAAAAAGAAAAATATAAAAAATATCCCTCCAATTATGGATGGAGATAAAATTCGTTTTGCTTATTTAAAAGTACCAAATCCTATTCAAGACAGTGTTATTGCTACTCCAGATAGTTTACCTGTTGAGTTTAATCTAGATAAGTATATTGATAGAGATATGCAATTCGATAAATCATTTCTTGAACCAATTAAATCTATTACAAGTGTAATAGGATGGGATGTTGAACACAAGTCAACACTAGAGAATTTCTTTTCTTAATTTAAATTTTATTTACAAAGGAATTATTTCAATGAAATTAGACGAATCAGATGATTTCGGTTTTTCTTTTACTGATTCTAAAGAAATAGCAATCAAAGTTACAGCTACCGAAGATAAACTTCAGGGGTTAAAAGATATGATTATGCCACTTTTAAGAAACTTGATGAAAAATCCTGAAAAAGATACTATTGTTTGGCCAAATCGTAAACAAAAAATTGAAGAATTTATAAAGAAAATGGAAAATTATATTTCTGAATAATCAATG